CCAGCCCTGCTCGAGCGCCCATTCCTTGAGCGAGCGCTCCCAGCCGACGACGTGCCACAGGACAGAGCCGCCAGGTGAGCCGATACCACCGGCGGCCAGGATGGCACGCCAGACCTGGTCGCGCGCCGCCTCGATCCCGCCGCCGCGGCTGGAAGGAGCGGGTCTGCCGCCGGAGGGTAATCTGTTCATATCGCTGGCGCGCAGCGGATCGAGTTGCGCCAAGCGGAAATAGTTGCGGAAGATTTCGCCGGCCCGGCGCATCCCGGCAGTGATCGAGCCGCGCCGCTCCATGACCTTGAGCGTGTCAATGGCGCGGCGACCGGTCATACTTTCACCAGCCGTCGCCCAAGGCGGCTGTGCATCCGGTGCGAGCGGCGCGACGCGCGGCCGAGCTCGTCGCGCTTGGTGATCTGTGTCCATTGGCCGTCGGGCAACTCGATCCCGAGGTAGCCGCCAGACAGCAACGCCGGCGCCGGCGCTCTCAGGCGGCGCATTGCATCATAGGGGCCAGGCCCGCCGGTGAAGTAAGCCGGGTAGCAGAAATCGGTGAGCCGCACCGTCGGCCAGCGGTGTTTCGCATAGCCGTTGCGGTCGGCCTCGACCGCGTCGCAGACTTCCTGCAGGCAGTGATACTGACTGTAAGGAGCCGGCAGCGGCAGGATCGTGTTGGCGTCGGCATCGGCGAGCATCTCAAGAAGCTCGTGCGTCAAGTCGATCGTCCAGGCCTCGCCATATTGCAGGGCGTCTGCGGCAAAGACCTTGCCCTCGGGCGTGCCGGTGTTGTCGTCGTGATAGCCGCCAGCGCCGGGCACGTCGGTGGTGTCGAGGATGTAGAGCGGCCACATCCCGCTCGGCACCGCGTTTTTAAGGCCGGCGAAGTGCAGCGTCGCGGTATAGTGCCAGTGCGGCGCAAAATCCTCAAGGACCTGCGCCTGAAAGGCCGGGAGGCAGGCCTTGATCTGAGCATCGGTAAGAACCGTGCAGCGGTTGACAATGACGATGTCGGTCATTCAAATTCTCCGAGGTGGCGTGCGCAGTTTCCACTGGTCACCAGAGATGACTCTCAGTGGTCTCGTCATTGCGGGTAAATCGCGGTTACCGGCGGCATGGTCTTGGCGAGCAGCACCAGAAGGTCGATGACGGCGAGGCCGATCGCGGCGATCAGCAGATAGATGTTGAGCTCGCCGGCGGCGCGGTCGAGACTGCGGGCCAATTTGCGCATCGCGAGCCTCGCATGGTCATGGGTAAGGTCTTGGTCTGGCTGCGCCAGGGCCGCACGGTGGGGATCTCGCCACTGTGCCTGGGCGTAGCGTGCTATGCGGCAGCGCTCACGCTCACGCTCCTCGCCGCCGTCCTGCTCCTTTAATCCTCGGCTTAGTCGTCGTCGTGCGTCTGCAGTACCTGCACCCGCAGTTCGCTGGCGCCGGCTTCCATGGCGCCCTCGGCGTGGTGATGGCCGCTCAGGATAAAGAATTTCCCGGCGCGCTCGATCGCGGCACCGTCGAGGACCAGCGGCACCATCGCGTCACTCTGGCCGTGCTCGGCATAGATCTCGGCGTCGTGGTCGACCCGGTCACCGTCGACGACACGCTGCAGCGCGACCAGGTCGGCGGTCGGCACGGTGCGCTCGGTGTAGTGCAGCCCGCGCGCGCGGATCGTCGTCCACGAGGTATGCAGAACATCGGCGGCAGTGATCGCGTCGGCTAAGGGCAGCTCGGCTGGGCGCCGCGCGTTGTCGGGATCGACGTGGCCACCGGCCTTTGCCGCAGCGGCCTCGAAGAACCGGCAGTGGCCGTGGGGATGGATATCGCCCTCGACCAGCGTGCAGCTGTCTGGCGCACGGAACATCGTGCAATGCCGGCAGCGCTCAGCCTCGACCGGGCCGTCATCGGTGTAATCGGCCTCGTCCTGGCTGATCGTGGCGCCGGATCTGGCTAAAGCTTCTCCCAGCCCTCGAGCCGCATCTCCTGCGCCAATTGCTTGGCCACGTCCCGCGCCCGCTCGGCGAAGAAGTGCTCGAGCCTCCGCTGCAATCGGGTCTTGGTCCGGTCGAGCAAGGCTATGTTGCGGCGGCTCTCCCGCCGCTTGGCGAAGAGGGTCGTCGGCGACTTTGCCTACCCCGTCCTTGGGTTTCCCCTTCCCGCCGGCTTCGGCGCCGCCCTCGGGCTGCTCCGGTTTGGCGGTCGTCGGCTGCTTTTTGCCGCCCGCCGGTGGCGTTTTGCCGTTTGTCGACGGCGGCGATTTTTGCGGCGATTTTTGCGGCGATTTTTGCGGCGATTTTTGCGGCGATTTTTGTCCGGGCTGGGTCTGGCGCGAATTTGGCGGTTTTCCTGGCGCACCCCGGTCGTTTTGACCCGGTGCGCCGCCCGGTGGCGGCAGCATCGGCATGATCGGCTCGGGCGGGTTGAGGATGCTGTCGAGCGTCACCGGACCGGTGGCGGTCTTGAACATGATCTCGTCGCCGCCTTCAATCGGGTCCATGCCGAGCTGGTCGCGCGCCTCGTTGATCGTGTAGAGGCCGGCGCCGGCGAGGTTGACCAGCATCGTTGCCTGGTCGGTCGGGTCGATCGGCTTAATGTCGGACCACGCAAACTCGAGGTCCGGGTGGCCCATGCGGCGCTGGATCACCTGATCGACAAGCCGTTTGACCCAGCCCATGAGGGGTGCGAGCCCCTCTTCCAGCGCGGCTTCCTGCGCGGTCTCGGCGGTAGCCCGGTTGACCTGGCGGGTGAACGCGGTGGGTGGCAGCGAGAAGGCGAAGCAGATGACCCGCGCGCGCCACTCGTCGAAATCGTCTTTGAGCGGCGGTTCCTTGATCGACTGGTACTTGGCGCCCTCGGGTCCCCACAGCAGTTTGGTGCGCTCGGCGGTATTGCCCGCGAGTTTGGAATCAAACCAATCCTGGAACTGCGCGATCTGCTCACCGGTCCAGCCGTCCGGCGCATTGACCATGCCGGCGGGGATGTTGCCAGTGGTGAAGTGCTGCAGCTGCATCACGCCGCGGCGGATGCTGGTGTTGATCGTCAGCACGATCTGCTCCACCGGCGAGAACCCGTAGAGCCTGTCGGCGCGCGGATTGCGCGGGAAGTAGATCAGCTGTTGATCGGTAAACTGGCTGACGACCTCGCCTTCCTCGGTATTGGTGCGGGTCCCGTCCTCGAGCAGCACCCATGGCCGCCCGTGGATGATCTGCTCAAATGCCGGCGCTGGCGGCCGCGGCCGCCGACCGGTGTCGTCGATCAAGACCTTGATCGTGGCGCCATCAATGATGTCGAGGCCGATGATGTCACCACCGCGGTTGAGCCGCGGCTCGATCGCCGGTGCATCGGTGACCAGCACCTGGTCGATCAATTCGCGCAACCAGCTGGCAAATGGGGTGATCCCGTCCGGGAAACCCCAGAACTCGGTGAGCTGCTTGATCCGCTTATCCGAGTTGCGCGCTACGTCTTCCTCGTCGCGCGGCTTGATGGTCCATGCCAGCTTCTCGATCTGGTCCTTGCGGGTCTCGATGCACAGCCGCGTGATGTCGTCATTGGCTAAGGCCTTGAGTTCGGCAAAGCCAATCGGCTCAAACGACCGTGGGGTGTAGATATAATTTAACCCGACGGGAAAGTTGTACCTTCTGGTCCGCTCGTAATCGGGCGGCACCAGTGGATAGCCCGGCGCAAACAAGCCGCCCGACGGCTGAAAGACCGGCGCAAACTGTGTGATGTCGCCATTGGTCGCGGGACGGGGGCCACCAGCAGCACCGCCTTGGCTCCAGGCGTAGCTGTAGATCGGCGCGCCTTTGCCCGGTGTCTGTCGGCGGAATGGCGCCATCAGTGTGTTGACCATGCCGACAAGCGAGGTCTGGGTTCCACCGCGTGGCATGTCAGGTCTCGGTGTTGTTGATCATGTTGAACCACTCCACCGATCCCGGCTGCGGCACTGGCTTGGGCCGCGCCTGCTCGCGCGGTTGCGCTTCGCGTTTGGCCTGTTGTCGGTACAGTTCAAAAATGCCCTCGCCGGGCATTGGCGCGACGAGCAGATCGCTAAAGGCCCACACCAGCGCATCGACACGGTCCGGCGATTGACCCGCAGCGACGCGGTCAAGATCGGTCGTGAAGGCGCACATCTGGTCTTCGAGCGTCGGGAAGGTGCCGACGTGGTGCATGCGGCCCTGCTCGTAGAGTGCGGCCACTGGCTCGGCGCGGATCACCTTGCCGCGCGAGGCGTGCACGGCCTTGAACGAGATATTCTTGTCGACCATGCGCAGCGTCGCTTCGACCATGTCGCCGCCGTTGTTTACCTCGGCGACGATGCGGTCCGCCTTGTGCTTGCGGTACAAAGCAATGGCGGTTTTGGCCCAGTCGGTCGGCGTGTAGTGGCCGGAGCTGTCATCGAGCACGTAACCGTGCCCTTCGGCGTCTTTGCCGGCGACGATGATGCCGGTCTCGTCGGAATCCTCGCCACTACTCACGGCCGGGTCGATCGCCACGACGATGCGGACGAGCTCCGGCACGCTGCTATAGGCGGGCCAGCGCAGCTCCTCGAGCCGCGCGCGGTTCCACAAGGCGCCGGGCACGTCCTCAAGGACTTCAGCGTCGAGTTCCTGCCGGCCCAATCGCGTGCCCTCGTACTTGCGGATGATCTGTTGCAGAAAGGCTGGTGCTAGATTGTGCCGGTTCGCGTAAGTCGAACCGCGGACCACGACGGTTGTCGGGTCGGCGAGCAGCTCGCGGATGATCCGAACCGGCCTTGGTGTCGTGGTGACGACGACGCGTGGATCAGTGCCGAGACGAAGCCCGAACATCAGCATGTCCCAGGCCTCGGGGTAGCGCCAGGTGGCGATCTCGTCGCACCAGGCGAGGTCGTGCTGTGGACCACGCAGGCGCTCCGGCTCGTCGGCGCTGTAGGTCGTGGCGATCGCGCCGTTGGGCCAGGTCAGTCGCCGCTTTGACGGCTCGTAAACCGGCCGTTCGGCTTCGAGACCGATGGCGAGCAGACCGCTTTCGCCCTCCACCATGACGTCCCGGGCATCAGCTGCGGTTGCCGCGACCAGCGCGACGCGCCGGTGGCCGTGGTGGTTGACCCGATCGTGGACGTATTCAGCGCCGGTGCGGGTTTTGCCAAAGCCGCGGCCGGCCAGCAGCAGCCAAATGCGCCACTCGCCCGGCGGCGGCAGCTGCTCTTGACGCGCCCAATATTTCCAGTCGCGCGCCAGCAGGTCGCATTGCAGCTCAGTCAGTTTCCCGAGAAATTTTTTCTGCTGTGCTGGTGAGAGCGAGGCGAGCGAGCTTGCGTTCGAGATCGTCTCTTGCATGTCTGATTTCGATTGGGTCGCCGCCCTTGAGCCCGGTGTGTTTGTGGATGCTCACCTCGCTCCAGCCCATCTGGGTCTTGGCGAAGAAGATCAGCAGCGTTGCTTCCGCCCGCGGGTCTTTAATCCCGCCGGCACGCCCGAGCATGGTCGCGGCGATCCGCTGACCGGCCAGCGCCTTCAGTTTGGTCGCACCCGTGGCGATCTCTTGCGTGAAATGCTTGCGCAAGGTCTTTTCGTCGATCGGCTTGCCGCTCTCAGGGTTTTTGATGACGCGGCAAATGTCGGTTTGCGGGATGCCGAAACCGATCATGAGCTCGACATTGTCGCGCTGCTCGGCCGTCGGCTCAAAGGCACGTCGAGGCATTGGCACTGCATAAGTTGTTGGCATGAAAAAGCCGGCGGCCTTGCGGGCGCCGGCTGTCGTTTAGGCTAGTGGCGGATTAGGCCGTCTCGAGTGCTTCCGGGTGCTCGGCGAGATAGAGCATCGCCAGTCTGACGACGCGCGGGATCGCCTCGGTGCCGGCCTCGTAATGCTGGATCTCGCGCCGACTTCGGCCGAGGGCTTCGCCGGCCGCGACTTGCGTCAAGCCAAGCTGGGTGCGCCATTCGAAGCACGAGAGGGTGCGCTGTCGTCCCTGCATGAGCGGCAATCTAGCACATTGCGCACCCATGCGCAATAGCTACGCTTCAAGGCCGCTAAAACTTTTTCCGTGCGTTAACCCATTATATGGGTGACAAGCGCAACAGTTGCGCGATAATCGCACCCATCGGCACTGGAACTGCCGTGAAACCGGAAGGACACCTCAGATGACCCTGATCGCCTCCCGCGACGTCCCAGCTGGTGACAGCTGGGCGTTCCGCGACCACCGCATGCTGGCCGAGCTCAGCTACCGCAATGGCCGCTGGGTGCAGCCGATCAAGAGGCAACCCATCAGGAGTCCCAAAGCAGGCAAGTACATCGGCTTTCGCCAACGCAAGAGGAGAGCACCATGAGCAGCAGCAGCACCGAACTGACCTTCTTCCAGGCCAAGGAGATCAAGATCAGTCGCGGGTTCCCCTGCGGGTACCGCAGAGACAAACGCGACGGCTTCTACACAAGGCAGATATTGATCGTGTCTGCCGACGGCAGCGAGTTTCAGATCAACGTGCACAGCGTGACCGGGCAGGCGCAGCTGCCGGTCGTCGCGGTCGACGAGGACGTCGTCTGATGCGCGGATACGACGACTGGAAAACGACACCACCGGATGATCCGCCCGAAGACCCGGACTGCACCTGCTATCACCACGGGCGGCGGCGCCACCGCCGCGACAAGTGGTGCCCGGTGCACGGCAAAGACCCCGATCAAGCCTACGAGGAACAGAGGGACCGGAGGAGCGAATAGTAACGCCACCGCGGGCGCTGGAAACGCCCGCTTCAACCGGAAGGAACCAAACCATGACTACCTGCACCCGTACCCCATGGGGCAAGCCCGACGACAGCGAGGAATACGAGCCCGGCATCACCTGGTACTCGACGCCGAGCCACGGCGGCTTCAAGCTCGATCGCGCGCACAACGCGCAAGTCCCCGACTACATGCGCCGCGCCGGCGGCTGGTACGAGGAAGACTGCGATTGGGCGATCGTGGCCACCGTGTTCCCGAACGCCTTTCTTGAGCACGACAAAGACCCGGCGAAGACCTTCGAGACCGCGCGCCGCACACTGCGCAACTGGCTCCCGGATGCCTACGAGAAATTCTACGGTGTCGAGCTCAAGCCCGGCGAGAGCTATATCCGCTCCCAGTCACGGCAATAGTGCGTTAACCCAACAAAGGAATTGCACACGCGCAACAGTTGCGCCATAATATGACCGTGCCTCGCTCTGGAAGGCGGGACACGGAAACCGGAAGGACCAAGATGATCACACCCGCACAAGCCGCCGACGCGATCCGTCGCTCGCGCGGCCGTTTTTTTGGCTGCACCTTCACCAAGCACCAGACCGGCGAGACGCGCACCATGTGGGCTCGTTTCGCCGTCGTCGGCAACCCGAAGGGCCCGCACCGCAATCGCGACGATCTGATCGTCGTTTGGGACCACCACAAGCGCGGTTACCGCTCGATCCCGGTTGAGGGACTGACCCAGCTGCGCATTGACGGCCGGGTTGAGGAGGTTCGGTCGTCGGGGAGCCGGGCGATGGAGATGGCCGCAGAGCTGGGTGACCTGCTCTCCCGCGAGTGCCCGCTCGGAGATCTGCTCTCGTCCGTGACACGGACCGAGGGCGATCCCCTGCCATGACCCGCATTCCGATGATCGGCGACCGGCTCTATTGGGATACCGGCATTGGCGAAGGCTTTACCGGCCGTATCGTCGCACTGCAGGGCACGCCGACGAGCGGCGGCACGATGATCATTGAATGGGACGATGGGCGGATCTGGAAAAACCAGCCGCAGCGTCTACTCGACGAACCGCGCTGGTCCTACGTGTAACCCACTGCACAACCGGCAGAATTAACCCACAATTTGATTGCGAGGCGCAATCATTGCGCTATAATCCGGCTCATGAAAACAGCCAATCAAACCCCGGAGCATCCAATGACGACCGCCCGGATTTACACTTTCCCGATGACCGATCGCCACCGCTGCGCGGCTGTCGCCTTTGCCCGGCTCGACGCGGCTCAAACGATCATCAACGAGCGCCAGCTGCAGACCACGCCGCAGACCCGCCTGCACATTCGCAGTCTGCTGGGTAGCGGCTGCCCGCCGGCGAAGGCGGTCGAGATCGCGCTGAAGGCCGACCCGCAATGAACGCGGCACTGTTGTCCCGCCTCGGGCTGTGGGTGATCAGCACCGTTTGCGGCTCGTTCGGCGTGCTCTGCGTGATCGCGTCGTTTAGCAATGGCCGGCTTGGCGCGCATGCGCTGGTATTTCTCGGCACCGCAACCGCAATCCGTCTTCTAGCCTTGCAGGAAAGCAAGTGAACAAGCACCTGCGTTGGATATTACTTGGCGAGCTGGCGATCGTCATGTGTCTGGCGGCCGGCGGAGCCGGCGCCATCGGCACACTCGCCTACAGCCTATTCGAGCCGATCAGCCACGTGCTCGACCAAGTGCTGTCCTACCACTGAATTGGTGCCGGCAATCCCCGGGGGATCTCGCCAATGGAGTGTTCCACCGATGTTTCGAAAGACCCTACTTGCCGCCGCTGCTGTGATCGGCCTGGCCGGCGCCGCTGCTCTCCCGACTGGCGCCGAGGCTCACGGCTACGGCCACGGCGGGTTTTGGCTCGGCTATGGCATCGGCAGTCTTACGCGCTGCCTGGTGTTCGGTTGCGGTTACGCCCAGCCGGTCTACCCGGTCTATGTTCCACAGCCAGTGCCGGTGCCGCAATATGTCCCGGTGCCGGTGGCAACGCCGGTCCCGGCGGCACAGCCCGGGATCGCGCAAACCTGTGGCCCGTGGTGGGAAGTGATCAGCCGCGCCCGGCGGTCGGGCCGCAGCCTTACCGCCGAAGAAGCCTACGCGGCACAATACTGCAACTTTTGATCCCGCCTAATGGCCAACCGGAGCAACGCGCGCCATGAGAAGCCGACCCCAGCCGCCGCTGCCGCCATTGACCCAAGCGCAAGCGCACCGCAACCGCAGACGGTTTTTGTGGGGTTGCCTCGGTGTGCTGGTCGTCATCGCCGGGATGTCTAACCAGAACCCCGCCTCGCACAGTCAGAGCGGCGGCGACCAACGCATGCTAGGGCGACCAAAGGTCCACATCGCTTACTTTCAGTGGCGCAAAGGCGGCTTCGACAGTGTGATGATCGCCGACTTTCAGGTCGACAACGACAACCCATACAGCGTCAGGGATATCGAAATACGTTGCGACGTCAGTGGCGAGTCGGGGACGGTCATCGGCCGGCCCAGCAAAACGATTTACCGCCGCATCCCGCCTCACACGTCCACGTGGTTCATGCAGGAAAGCATGGGCTTCATCTCGTCGCAGGCTGCCACGGCAGATTGCGAGATCGGCTTGGTCACAGCCGAGCTCTAAAAGTGTTGCACGGCGCAACAATTGCGCCTATAATAAGGACAGTCAAAAACGCGGGAGCTGGATACTCCCATCGACCGGAAGGAACCCCGTGAGATCCCTAACCAACGCCGACTTGCAGGTCATCGATAACGCGCTGCGCATCGCCATCGCGGCCTATCGCTCGGATGCCGAGCGCATGACCCTCAGTGGCACGGGCGAGTTTGCCGAGCACTTTACCCGCGCCGCGGACCAGGCCACCAGCGTTCTGGCCTGCATCACTGAGGAACAAGTGCGGCGCGCACCCGACGGGCCGAGCACATGAAAGTGCCGCCCGCGATGCTGGAACACCCGGGCGGCGTGCCCGATGCCGGTGGCACTCCCGGAAGGAAAGCGCCACTGCAATCGAGACGGCAACCCTAGCGGAGACCATTATGCGCGACAACACAACTTTGCCCTGGTCCTGGCTTCGCGGCTATCGCTTCGAGGCGATCGCGGGGCTGGCGATCGTCATGTGTCTGGCGGCCGGCGGAGCCGGCGCCATCGGCACACTCGTCTACAGCCTGTTCGAGCCAATCAACCACATGCTCGACCAAGTGCTTACCTACCACTGACCGAGAAGCCAGAATGGAGGTTCGCCTCGTGACCGAAGCCGACGACCTGATGCTGATGACCAACCTCTATCCGCGTACCACCGGGCTGCCGATGGCCGTTTGGGTGGGTCCCAGCTATGGCGCGCCGCATGATGCGCGGATCAAGGTCATGCAAGTGCACGGCATCCGGATGGACCCAGGCAACCTCGCCGTCGTGGCACTCAGGCCGCGCCCGCATGTCGTCGCCGGTCATCTCTCCGCCGGCGATTTGCAAGCGGTCGGCCGATGGCTCACGCTGAACGAGACGGCGATACTCGACCACTGGAACGGGGTGACAGACGGCGCCGAGCTCGCCCAGCAATTGCGGCGGCTGCCATGAAAGCTGGTGTGCTGACCCAGCAGGCCAAGTGATGGCGGAATACGAAATGGGCAAGAGCGAGCTCTATGAGATGGTCAACATCTATCCAGCGGACAGCGGCTTGCCGATGACCGTTTGGGCCGGGCCCCGCGGCAATGCTCGGCATGATGTTCGGGTCAAAGTCAATATGGCGCACGGCAATCGGATGTCGATCGCTAACACCGCAGTCGTCGCGGTTCGTCCGGCCCCGCGCCTGATTGTCGGGCGGTTATCGGCGGCTGATCTGCAAGCCGTCAGTGACTGGTTGCGGCTCAACGAGGCGGCGCTCGTGGCGCATTGGGACGGCCAGATTTCCGGTGTCGAGCTCGGCCGGCGACTGCAGCGACGATGAGTGAACGCGAAGATACCCAGATCCTCGATTTCCTGCGCGGTCGCTTCGGCCGGCTCGACGATCGGCTCGACCGCATTGACAACAAGCTCGACGGCTGCGCCGCCTTGAGGGGCCGGCGCCCAACCCTTCCGAGGAGACCGCCGAATGACTGATCGCCTCACTCTCGCGCACGCGCTGGAGCAGGGTGGGATCGGTCGCGAAGCGGCGGAAAGCATCGCAACCGAGATCTATGACGCAATCCGCACGAACGTCGCGACCAAGACCGACCTCGGCGAGCTCGAAAGCCACCTGAAGGCAGACATCGCGGCTCTCGAGGCCGCGACCAAGACCGACCTCGCGGCTCTCGAAAATCGGATGCTGTTGCGGCTCGGGCGAATGATTGCGGTTGCCACCGGCTTGATCATCGCAGCTACCGCGACGGCAACCGGCGTTATCCTTCACTATCTGCCTCACGCGTAAGCCGAATGACCGCGCATAGGCAACAGCCGCGTTAAGGAACTGCGCTGATGCACGGCTCCGACCCCGGCGACGATCTTCCCGCCGACGTGCTGGCCGAGATCGAGGCTGACGTCGCGCGCTACCGCGCCACTCGCATCAATGCCGCCCGCAGGCGGCTGACCAAGGCCAAGACACCAGGCTTTGTCGACGTCACGCTTGCCGAGCAGGCAGCGATCGCACGGCGGTGGTTGCGCGGTGAGTCGATGCGGGCGATTGCCACGTCGCTCGATTGGGACCCGGTGTCGATCAGCAGCCTGCTGCACGACTTTACCCGGGGGTTTGTCGACCTCTTTGAGACCGAATACTACAACGACCGCTCAAGCCAGCGGGAAATCACCCAGGCAGCGCTTGCGAAGTTCGATCGCGGTGAGCCATCGTGGCTCCAGCTACGGGTCAGGCGGTATTCGCCAAGTCGTCTCGAACAACTCCGCGCCACCCGCCGCGCCACTGAGCGCGGAAGTTAACCCTCTATTTGATTGCCTAGCGCAACAGTTGCGCTATAATACGGGTCATGCAAACAGCCACCGAAACCGCCCATCAACCCTTGGAGGCTGCCATGCCCCGTTCTTCTTCTCCCTTCCGCAACAACCCGGCGAAAGCCGGCCAGCTGGCCGCACGCAAGCGGCTCTTTGGCGACTACAGCCGCTACGCGGTGGCGCCGGTCCACACCCGCTTTGAGGCGGTCGAGTGGTTCGTGTGGGACGCCCACACTTATGCGGCGCCCGATGATCCGACCCCTGCCGTGATCCGGCAGGCGCCGACCGAGGCCGAAGCCATCGAGGGGCTGAAATGATGTTCATCATCGTCACCGACCTGCGGTCCGAGCTCACCTATGTGCTCGAGACCCGCCGCCGCGGCAGCCGCAAGCTGCGCGCCTCGGTCATGACCGCGCGCGGCCGGGACGGCGACGTGCGCATCGCCTACGCCAAGGTGCCGCTCTACATCCGCCGCGCCGCCAAGGAGGCACTGCCGTGAGCGAGGCCCGTCAGGAGGCCGAACTGCTGCGGCTCGTCGAGGAAACCAAGAAATTCGTCGCAGAGGCCCACAAGCTCGAAGCCGAGCGGCAAAAGCTCGATCGCGAGCACCAGTGGTTCCCGTGGCTGCAGCTGCTGACCTTGGTGGTGTCGAGTGCCACGATCGGCGCGCTCGTCGCGCGGCTGGTGCACTGATGCGCGGTGCCCGCGACGAATGGCCGAACATGACCGCAAGGCGCCGCAAGAAACTCGTTTGGGCGGTCAAAGACTTCCTCGAATGCTGCGAGGAGGAAATCGCTGAAATCAAGGATTGGGACAATGGGCCGTCCTACGTCTGCGACCAAATGCTCGATTTTCTCGACATGAACTCTTGGACGCACGAGTGGCCGGACGGCATATGGCGCGAGGGCAAGTTCGCAGACCAGGTCAGCTGCTGTGTCCGCGCCGGCTTGGACGTCGCCAGTTCACCGTCCGCTGGTGTGCTCGGGTTTGACGTTGGCATGTTGCGCCGCATGTGGCCGCGCGGGGTTCCCGCTTACGTGCGTAATTTCTTCCAACCGCCGCTGACCAACGCCGATCCGCCGACCCTTGGAGTTTGGTTATGAGGCGCCAGGGGACAGCGCCTCTTCCGGGTATGGGTGCCGGGCAATTGGGCCGGCGGCCAGCGGTTCAGGCGTTGCCACGACGGGCACGCGCCTAGCGGCGATCTCGTCGAAGCCGCGACCATCGCCGTCCAGCGTGGCGCGCTTGCCGGTGAATTCCTGCCAGCGCTTTACCGCCACGTCGACATAAGCCGGCGCGAGCTCGATCGCGCACACCACGCGGCCGGTCATCTCAGCCGCGATGATCGTCGTGCCGGAACCGCTGAATGCGTCGTAGATCAAATCACCAATCTTGCTTGTGCGCTCGACGAGCCAGCACCAAAATTTGATCGGCTTGGGGCACGGATGTCCGTTTTTTTCCGCAAACTCGGTGTGCACAATCGCATCCGGGTGACGGCCTTCCCCTCTCGATAGCTTGGGATCTTTGCCGTAGCAAAGAATCGGCTGCCAGCAGCAAAACCCCCACGGCCCAGACCCGATGCCCGCGGGCGTGAACCACGCCATCGTCCAGGTCGGTCGAGGGTACAGTCTGTGATTTCCGTTTCCCGAAGTAACAACGACCACCGGAGCTGCAGCCGCCGCCAGCGGCATGAAACCCTCGATCAGTCGAACCAGGTTCTCTTGACTGTCGTCATATTCGACATAGTCGTTTTTCGACGTTGACGACTCGCCCAGACCGTAGGGCGGGTCAGTCAAGCACAGCGCTGCTTTTCCACAAAGGGCCCGCTCGACGTCGGTGGCCACAGTGCTGTCGCCGCAGAGCAGCCGGTGGCCGCCCTCGGGCTCGGCGGCGAATTCGGCGCCGCACTCAGCGCATCGGCATTGCACCTCGGTGGTCATGCCGCGGCGGCCCGGCCGCGGGCGGCGGCAATCTCGTCAAAGCTACGACCGTCGCCAGCGAGCACAGCGGTGCGGCCGGTGAAGTTCGACCAGCGCTTGACCGCCAGGTCACAATAGACGGGCGCGATTTCCAAGGCGAAACAGCGGCGGCCGTTCGCCTCCGCCGAGATCAGTTGCGTGCCCGAGCCGCAGAACGGCTCGTAAGCGAGGTCGCCAGGGTCGGAGAACGCGGTCACGATTTCGGTCACAAGCTCGACGGGAAACAAGGCCGGATGGGCGGTTTCGATACTCCGTGCTTTGTGTCGCATCACCCGAATGACGCTATCGGGGATTTTTGTCGGCTGCAGGCTTGCAGCGGGGTTCGAACGGCCGGTTATCGAGCCATCCTTCCTGCGCATCCCACCATGGCTGACGGCGATCTCGATATTTTCGGAAAGCTTGTCCTTGGTCTTGCGCGCCCGCTCAGCGACCCGATTGAAGTGAAAGATGAACTCGTGCGACGGAGCGAGACGTCCGTTCCAATCGCCGGGCATGCCGGGGCCCTGGTCCCAGACATACCACCCGAACCGGCGCCAGCCGGCCGCGCGCATCCATTCGATCCAGGCGACCCAATAAGGCTGCCACTCGGATTCGTGATGGACTAGGCCCAGGTTCACGAGCACCTGCCCATCGTGCTTTACCGGCAGGATCGCGAAGACGCCGGACATCAACGCGTCCCAATCCTGCGGGCCCGTCTGGTAGTTGCGCTGCTGCGCGTAGGGCGGCGATGTAAAGCAGATATCCGCTTCGTTGCCATCCATCAGCCGCGTCACGGCATCGGCCCTCGTGCTGTCACCACACAGCAGCCGGTGGCCACCTTCCGGCTCAGCGGAAAACTCCTGACCGCAGTGCTGGCACGCGCACTCGACCGTCACATCTGCCTCTTGATCGCGGCTTCGAGCGGTTGCGTCTTGCGGCAATGCGGGCACGTCACCTTGGCGCCGAGCAGCCACAGGTCACCCGTCTCTGAAACCGGGTGCTCGGGCGGCGGCGGCACATCGTCGGGGTCGGTCCGACCCTCGGTCTTTTCGGTCAGCAGCGCGTTTAGCTCGAGCTCGCCAAAACCGGTTGCCGAGAGGTTAAACCCGGCCATCTTCAACTCGCCGAGCTCGAGCGTTAACAACTGCTCGTCCCAGCCGGCGTTCAGCGCCAGCTTGTTGTCGGCGATGATGTACGCGCGGCGCTGCGCGTCGGTGAGGTGTGCCAGCTCGATGCATGGCACCTGGACCATGCTCAGCTTGCGCGCCGCCAGCACACGACCGTGGCCGGCGACGATGCCGTTCTCACCGTCGACCAACACCGGATTGGTGAAGCCAAACTCGCGGATGCTAGCGGCGATCTGCGCGACTTGCGCGTCGCTGTGGGTCCGCGCGTTGCGCGCGTAAGGGATCAACGACTCGACCGAGCGCAGCACGATCTTGTCGGCCATGGGCATGGGCATGGCGATCGGGTCACCGTGAAGTTCGAGCTGGTGCGGCCGTGCGCACTGTCCGTTTCGCGCCGACCGTCACCACATCGGCATGGGTCGGCTCGCCGCTCTTTGATAAGAGGGAAATTGGCCGGCGCCGGCGTCTACACAGCGTCGCCGGCGTGCTCGAAGAGCGGCGGTTTGCTTGGGCTTCGGGCGTATTCCGCAGCGCGGCCGCGGGCCGCGGATCGGGCTATTTTCCCGTTGGGGTCGCTGCTAGTCCCGGGTAGCTCAGTTGGTAGAGCGACGCGCTGTTAACGCGTTGGTCGGGGGTTCGAGCCCCTCCCCGGGAGCCATCTTCTAGCCCCATAGCGACTGCAGCCAGCGCCAGGCGGTGGTCAGCAAATCCACCAGCGCCAGCCAGGCGACCGCGAAGGCGAACGCGCAAAGCGCCGCGATGGCGATCCGCGTCAGCCTCTCGAACAGCGACTCAGGCTTTGCGCCGCGAATTGCTAGGCCGCTCGTTGCGCCAGGTTCGCTGCTTGAGCCGCTCGATGCGGCGCTCGTCGATCTCCTGAAATGCCTTGTCGTGTTCGTGAAACGCGTAGCCGGGGAGGCGCCACCGGTGGCCCTTGCCGTCGGGCGCGCAGTTCGACCATTCGCCAATGGTCCACCCATCAGGACGCTCGGCACTTCCGAGAACCCGCACCCAATAGAAGCCTACTTTCCGTGATTTGTCTGGCACCGCGGGCAAAAGGGGGACGGTCGGGGAGACCAACCGTCCGAGTTGCTAATCGGGGACAAAGATCCGGGGCGCCCGCTCCGGACCCTCAGAGATCCTAGTCGCCTTACCGCAAAGCGTTAAGTCGGGGTGTCAGGCGGCGGGACGGCGACGGCGAAGCGCCCGATATCATCGCAACCGGAAATGAGTGGAGCAGCATTTTGCAAAAGCGTCCGACGGCTGTCGTGGTGATCTACAGCGCCGCGACCCTGCACCTGGTCGAAGCCTTCATCATCGCCCAGTCCAAGGCGGCCGATAACTCGATCCCGATCGCCTCGCTGCTGAGCGCCTTTGCCGGTCAGCGCATCGCTCTGGCCGCCACCATGCTGCTCGCCGCGTTGTTGGCGCTCAGCGGAGCCCTCCAGCGCCCCGGGTGTCTCGCCATCTTCACGCTGATCCCGCAGCAGACCTTGCTGGTGATCACCGCGATCGGCGCGTTCGCTTACGCGTGCATGGGGCACTACGCCGACGGCTACGAACCGGCGGGCGGCGGTCTGTTCATCTTCGCCGACCAACTGCCGCGCGTGCTGTTCGCCATCGCCCACGTGGTGGCCAGCTATCAATGGTTTTGGAGCTCCGACTTGTCGCGCTCGCGCTGGAAGACAAGCACGGTCGATAAGATCCTCGCCGAGGCGAATTGGGCGTCGCTGTCCGATGACCGCGAGGACGATGTGCTGGTGATCCCGGTCGACGACATGCGCGAGATCATCAGGGGCCGGCTGTAAGACGGCCGCGGGAGCCCTAATTCAGGCGGCGGCCGCGAGCTTCTGCAGCTTGCGCAGTGGGGTGCAGGTCAGCCGCCACCCGGTCTGCACCGTGTGTGTGAAACGGGATGTGAATTCGGCCGCGGTAATCCCGAGGAACTCGAGGAGCCTCGTCTTATCGGTGCGCTGCGAGGTGCTGGGCGGGCTCAGCACGATGCGGTAGACGGCGCCTTCGACGCGCAGGTGGCCACGCCGGATCGCCTCGGCCTTCAGCGCCTCGATCGCCGCCTGATGGTCGCCGATCTCGTCGGCGAGTGTCGCCGGCGACAGCCCGCGCAGGCGCTTGGCCTCGGGTTCGAGACGCTTGGTCACTCGGGAAACCTCCGAATAAAACCTCCGGACACCGGAAACCTACTGACCCGTTTCATTCGGTCTCCGGGATAGCCACCGCGCGGACCGCGGCGTCCTTGGCCTCCAGCAGCTTGCGCAGGCTCACCGTGCGCTCCGGGCCCTCGGGCACGCTCTGCGCGATGTGATGGGCGAGATGGGCGAAGGCCTGCGAGACCGGCTTCAGGTCGTCACGCAGATGGTCGTAGGCGAAGAACTTCAGCATCCGTTCCATGGGAAACTTCCGAACGCGGCTGCCCGGTTTCGGGCAAGATTGGGGTGATCTGGCCATGCGCGGGCCGATCCCAGCGTTGGCTGTAGTCGAGGCGGACGTAGACGGCGTTGCGTTTGGCACCCGAGCCGATCGGCATGTTCGGCCGCTTCCGGTAGCTCCGACGGGCGGTCATTCGACCCTCCAGATCCGCATGTGGCCTGCCTCGTCGAAGCCGGCGGCGAACCTGCCGTAGCCGCGCTTCTTGGCGACCTGGCAGGCCGTCTTCAGGGTGGCGAGTTTCGCGTTGTCGACGCGGCGGCTCTGCCCGACCTTGAGCTCGGCGAGCTCGTATTTGTCGTTGCGCATCCATCGGCGATACCGGTCAGCTTGGCGCTGCGGCTGCGGCACCCCGTCGTCGACCTCGCCAAGCACTACCGGATCGACGCCCTGTTTGTGGTCGAGCAGCTGGAAGCCGCTTCCCCAATCGTTCCTGATCGAATAGGGCGTCGGCTCGAGAGCACGGCGCAGCTTGCCGATGAAGACGTCGATGATCTTGTAGTGCGGCGGGTGGTCCGGCTGGTCGCTGTAAAGCAGGGTCATCAGCGTGTCGGTCGACACCACCTTGTTGCGGCGGCGCCAGAGGATCTCCAGCACCTGCCAGAATTTCGGCATGATGTGCTCGCCGGCGACGGTGTGCCGGTCGTGATCAAACCACGGCGGCGGCAGCTGTTCGGCTTGGCCCGCCAGCTCAGCGCGGCAATGCTCGCACAGCGCCATCAAGCACCTCGCCGCGGGGTAGAATCTCGATGAGCCGTCCCGACACCGCCCCATTGCACGTCGGCCTCGATGACGAGGCGTTGCGCAACCTCCTGACCCGCCAGCCGGTGATCTTGCGAGCCAGCACCGGCGAGCGCGTTGCGCTCGTCGCCGGGGAGATCGACTTTGAATGGCTCGCCGAGTTCGCCACCAAGGCGGTGCGCGACATGGTCTACGGCGAGGGGACCTCATGACGACGATCGCCGATGTCGCCTGGGCCGCGCGCCACGGCCAAACCGAGCTCATCGTGACGCCAGAGGGGATGGCCGAGCTGGTCGACATCCTGACCAACGACGAGCGCTTTGGAACCCCGATCCCGCCGCCGTTTTGGCTCTATGGCGTATGGATCTGCTGCGCCGAACCGACGACCCCGGCGGCGGTGTAATCTGGAGAATCCGCCCGTCGATGACGCCGAACTGTCACCGCCAGAGGTGACACCCCCTTGATAGACGGGAAAATCAGCCGGTTGGCGTCGTCGCGGACAGCATCTCGCCGGCGATAAACACCGCGTCAGGCTGCCGCGTGCGCCAATAGCCCGCCTCCTGCCAAGCGTTGATCAGATCGGTGTAGGGCCCTTCGACCACCGAAACGAGCCGCGGATCGCCGTTGTGCAGCACACGCAGCACGTAAAACCGGGCTCGTCGCGGTGCGGGCCGGTCAGCAGTTGCCGGCGCATGGGACACTGAATTCCGTCCGGATCAGACCGGCCAACCGCTGCACGCCCGCGGTGTCGTCGTGACCGATCAGCCAGCGTGCGCCGTTGCTCTCGACCAGCACGCCTTCCGGGTGCCGCGACCAGCCGAGCACACGCGGCCAGTCGGGCAGACCCCCTAGCCTTTGCTCCTCGGCGATCGCCTCGGCGATCAACCCCGCAACCTCGGCCGGGTCATCGTCATCGTCGTCGGCGCCGACGACGATCAGGGCTGGCTGCTGTTTCATGTGAAAAAACCGTGCCGTACTTTCTCGCCGGGCTTGGCCCGGCGTGCCGTCGAACGGCGCAAACGCGTCAGCACTGGCCGGATATCGATGTCGCCGGCACCGTGTTTGAGCAGGATCGCGTTTGTCAGCTCGTCATCCGTTCCGACCGCGCCCACGGCCCGTGCGTCCTTCAGCGCCATCGCCAGCCGGCCGTTGAACTCCGCCACTTCGCGAGCATTCATGCCGGCGGCCCTCATCGGCTATGACCTCGGCCAGCGTCCGATGGTCGTGAAATACCCAGCTGACACCGGGCGGAACTTGCCGCGCCGCTCGCGGCGACTGGCTCAGCGGCATTACGCGTGGCCTTCGATGGCTGCGACCTTGAGCATGAATTTGCGCAGCGCCGCGGTGGTGTTCTTGCCCGCCTGGCGGCCGCCGACGGCCGCGCCGATCCTGTCGATCTCGCGCAAGCGCCGCTGCTCGGCGAGACTGCTTGCCGGGATGTGGCAGAGCGCGTGATGCTCCGGGCAATAGCTCGAGCCGTGTTGCTGCTTGGCACCGCACTGGTGCAACCGATCGTCGACCAGGTAGCGGCAGCCGAAGCCCCCGAAACGTCTCGGCATCGCTCCCCCCGGCAGTGAAATTCAGTGAAGTCAGTGGTCAGACGGCAGCAGCGACCCGCAGCCCGTAGCCCTTGGCTCGGGCTCGCTCACAGTTTGACTGCCCTTGATGCTGGGTTTTGGAGAAGGTTGCCGGCTTGCACGTAGACGCGCGCGACGTCGGCGCTCTTGTGCCCGGTCTGCTGCATGATGAAGGCGAGGTCGGCACCGCCACGGGCGGCCGATGTCGCAAACCCGCTGCGCAGCGAGTGACCGGCGAAGTCGTCAGGGTCAAAGCCGACCCGGCTGACCGCTCGCTTGAGGATCTTGGCTACGGCCCGGCCGACGAGACGGTCGCCGAGGCGGCCGTCGCGGGTGACGCCGACAAACAGCGCCGGCGTGGTTAATTCGCTTCTTTCGCCGAGCCACGACTCGAGGGCCGCGACCGGGCAGGTCACCGAGCTTTTGCGCGCTCGCGGGATCCCGACCTGGCGGCCGGCGCCCTCCTGGTCGGTTTTCGAGCGACGGATGGTGATGACGACGCCGGCAGCTGATACGCTGATATCGCCCAGGTCGAGCGCTACCAATTCGGAGCGTCGAAATGCGCCTGCAAAGCCCACTAGGAGCAGGGCCCGATCGCGCACCCCCGCCAACGTCGTGGTTGGCAGGGCTCGCACTACGCGGCGCAGATCTTCGGTCAGGATGGCGGTCTTGGCTTGTTGCTGGGTGCCGTAGGCTCGGCGGATGCCGGCCAGCACTCGGGCAATCGCCGGATGACCACTATCGAGACCAAGTCCCGCCGTCCGGTGTGCCGCCGTAATCGCAGCGATTCGGCGGTTGAGCGTGGCAACCTTGAGCAACCCGGCGCGGTCGCTGAGGTAGGCCCCCACCGTCGCGGGCGCGGCTGGCAATTGCCTCAACCCGGCGCGTTCGCACCAACCCGCAAAATCAGCCCAATCAGAGCGGTAGGCCCGCTCGGTAGCAGCGCTGCGTGAGCTGCGCGCAAACTCGGCCGCGCGTGCGGCCAGATCCGCGAGGTCGACGGGCAAGGCGGGCAAGCTCTCGGCCATCCCGTCCCCTCGCAAAAGCTCGACGCGGTAAAAGTTACTAAAAGTTAAGTCGTTGTATTGATTAAGGTTTTCGGTGTTTTAAGAGCCGATAAGCTTTATTATCGGCCCCTTGAAGCCCGCGCTTTTCCGGAACTTTGGTAGCTTTTCGCTCGCGCGCGCGGGGGTGTCCCGTGGTCCCGTGGTCCGGGTCGGTTTTGGCAAATTCCTGAATTTCTCGAGACCAAGAGCGCTCCAGGAGGGCCGCTCGCCGCCAGGAGACAAAACGGCAAGGCAGCTCCCCGGAACACCCTGGAACAGGGGGGAAAGACCAATCCCCCCGCCGCTTGGGCTTCACGCCGTTACAGCGGCTCGCGGAACACCAAATGCGGGTAATTCTGCTCGCAACTCAGACCGGCGCCGCGTACCACCATATCCTCGATCGCCGACATCGCGCCGAGGCAGGACGGGTGCAGTGCATCATCGAACACCCAATAGCCGCCGGGCATCATGAAGGGGCGCGCGCTGGTAAACGCGGTCGCGACGGCGTCCCTGGTATCGCAATCGATGTGGCACAGCGCGATCGGGCGGCCGAGTTGGCGCAATGCCGGTTCTGCGGTGTCGCGAAAATCGCCTCGGATCAATCCGACATTGCCAAACCCGTCGGCCAAGCGCTGCAAATCGGCAAAGCTTTCGGCGTCGTCGAAGTCGCGCTCGCGATGCCAGTCGATCTCGGGGTCGGCGCCGCCGGCGGGGATGCCGGCAAACGTATCGAACCCGGCGAGGCGTAATTTCGGCAAGAGGCGTTGCGCCAGCGCCGCGAGAAACAGCAATGACCCGCCACGGCAGACGCCGAATTCGACGATCGCGGCATCCTGATCGGCCGCGAGCAAGCGCGGCAGGTAGAATTTTACCAACATAAAGAGGTTTATCAGGCTCGGTATGCCGACCATGCTGCGCCCGATCAGCATTGGGAACGCCGCGAGGAAATCCGCATCGGATCGGCATTTGTCGAGGCCAATCGGCGCGTAGCTGCCCCACAAGGTGAGACCGCGCGCGTAGCCGTCATGGGGATTGCGGCCGCCGTGCCACGCGTCGGTGACGTTGGCCGGCAGAAACAGATCGGTGAAGATCACGCCGCCGCCGCTGACTGCGCCGACTCAAGCAGGTCCTTGGCCGCCTGGCGCTGCAGCTCCACAGCCAATTTCCAGGCGGTGTCTTCGTCTTTCGGGTTCTGCACCTTGGCGGCGCCGTAGAGATCCTTGATGTGTGGCCGGCAGTCGCGGATCTCGACCCGCACGGCGTGGTCTTTGGTCACGCCGCGACCTAGTCCGGCCGGACCGGCGGCGGTGGTGGTTCCCGGTGCCGCTTGGCCTCGGCCTTGGCTTCGGCCTTTTGGCGCCGCCTCGCCTCGCGCTGCGGTGCCCGGTCGAGCTTTTCCAATTTGCGGACCAGCTCTCGAAACTCGTTCCCCAGGCTGCCCTGCGCTCTCACGCGGCAACGGGCTCGGACATCCGCGGAGGATCGCCCAGGGTCTGCAGGTACTCGGCCAGGCGCCGACGGTCGAGGGCGGCCGCGGCCATCGCTTTCTCGGTCTCGTCGATCAGCGGTCTGGTCAGTCGCGCGATGCCGGATTTCCAGGAGCGGATCTCGGCCACCAGCCTCTCGAGCCGAACAGTGAGCGGATCGTCCGACGTCAGGTCGGCCGATACCACCCGCACCGGCCGTAGCGCCGGCGGCGGTGCGACAGGCGCCGAAGTCGGCCGCTCGTCCTCGTCCTCGACCTCGGGCCCACTATCGCGACGGATCTCGTCGCGCAGCGCGACGCTTACCGCGTCGGGGGTCACGCCGAGTTCTTCCTTTAGCAGTTTGGCTAGGTCTTTGAATTGCTGCAGTGCAACGCTGCGCTGTCCGGCGGCGGCCAAGATCTGCATCAGGCGCCGGTGCGCATCCTCGTTCAGATTGTTGAGCCGGATCAGTCGGTGGGCTGCGGCGATCGCCTCGTCATGCAGCCCGGCGGCGCTCGCGAGCTCTGAATACTTAGTTAACAGCGGGCCCAGAATGCCGGCCACGCGATCGCGCTCGCGGCCGAGCCATTCGAGCCACGGCTCGCTGGTGATCTCGAGGCCGTCGAGCAGTTCGCCACGGATCAGCCGGGTCGCTTCTTGGAGCTCGCCCAGGCGTCCGCCTTCGGCAAGCCGCTGCAGGTGCTGCAGATCGGTTTCCGCCTCGAGCCAACAGGTCTCAAAACTGCTACCCAGAGCCGCCCGGGCCGGGCCGAGACGCTTGCGCACTTCGAGCAGGCAGTTGCGCAGGCTGTGCCGCGCCTGGTTCTGGGCTTGGTACGGCCACAGCAGATCAGCCAGGCGCTCGCGGCTGACCGGGTGACCGGCCAGCGCCAGATAGGCTAGCAGCGCCCGGCCCTTCTTTGGCGTCCTGCTACCGCGGAATGTGTGTCCGTCGCTGGTGATCATCAGCGGACCAAGCACATTAACTATGATCATCGCTCACCCCCCGCCTTCAGTGGCGCCAGTTCCTCGACACACTCGGTGCGGATGCGTCCTCGTTCCTTGCCGCGCTCGCGCTCGAAGAGACCGAAATGCTCGGCGAGGGCGCGCAGGCCGGCGACAAAGTTCTGCTCGTCGCGCTGGGACTTCGCGGTACGGAGTGCGCCGCTGCGCAGAAAGATCGGCGTGATCCCCTCGACAACGACGTTCTCGACGATCAGCAGCGCCGCCAAGCCGACCTCCATCAAACAGGCCCGTGCTGCGGCGTGGCGATCGGCGAGCTTTAGCCGCCGACGCAGGTATTCCTCGGGGTCGGGATCGTCGGCCGCGGCTGGGGTGCCGGCGACAAAAACACGGAAATGGCTGACTGGTGGTGCCGGCGCAGTGACCCGGCCGACCTCGAGCAACAGCTCGACGTCATCGGGACCGAGCGCCTTTTCGATGTCGGCGCTGAGTTTGCCCCAGACCTGGCGGTGCAGCCGCGCATAGATATCGGCGGCTTGTAACAGCTCGCGCCCGTCATGGACCCCGCCGGCGCCGTCGGTGTTACGGAACAGCCCGCGTTCAAAGGCCAGGCCGGGCAGGTAGCCAAGATTGGGGTTGTGCGCGCGGTTGGTGCTGACGACCACGATAGCCTGTTCCTCTTTGGATCGAGCCGCTGCAGGTCGACAGACGATTTTCAGGTATTGCTCGGCCACGTCGGGGTCGAGCACGCGCAGGCGCTGGTAGGCGAGATAGGGGTTGTGTTCGGCTTCGTGGCCCGCCTGAGACAGTCGACC